GACGCCACCATTGCTCAGACCTCTATCGGTAATGAGTACAACTTCTCGAACATCGCCAATGGTTCCACCACCACCGGTCTGTCGCAAGCCACCTTGGGTGTCTCGACTGCTGTGGGTAACGGCAACCCCGGCGACATGCGTGTCGTTGATATTGCTCCGTACCAAGATAATGCTTGGGGCGATTCTTATGTCATAGTTCGCGTCGTGAATTCACGCTCGCAGTTCTTTGGCACCGTAAACGCTATTGCATAAGGAGAATAAACAATGGCTGCACCAATGAGAAGTACAGACTTCCGTTCCATCGTTGAGCCTATCCTCAACGAATGTTTTGACGGAGTTTATGACCAACGCGCCGACGAATGGAGCCGCGTGTTCCGTGAAGAAGACGGCATCCCTCGCAACTACCACGAAGAACCCGTCCTGTACGGTTTCGGCGCGGCACCTCAACTGCCTGACGGCACCCCGGTGACGTACCAACAAGGTGGTGTGCTGTTCCTGAAGCGCTATGTCTACAAGGTCTATGGTCTGGCTTTCGCCCTGACCAAGGTCCTCGTGGAAGATGGCGACCACATCCGCTTGGGTCAAGTGTACGCACGTCACTTGGCACAATCGCTGGTGGAAACCAAGGAACTGTTGGCTGCCAACGTCTTGAATACGGCCTTCAACAGCTCGTATCCGGGCGGCGACGGCGTGTCCCTGATCAACACCGCTCACCCCATCGTGAACGGCACGTTCAGCAACCAGTTGGCCACCGCCGCTGTGCTTTCGCAAACCTCCCTTGAGCAGATGCTTATCCAAGTACGCCAAGCTGTGGACAACAACGGTAAACGTATCCGTTTGGTGCCCAAGCAGCTCGTCGTGGCTCCCGGTAACGTCTTCCAATCGGAAGTGCTGCTGAAGTCGGTCCTGCGCGCAGGCAATGCCAATAACGACGTCAACCCCATCAAGTCTATCGGCTTGCTGGACGGCGGCGCTACTGTGTTGTCTCGTCTGACCAGTGCAAACGCATGGTGGGTCCAGACCGACGCTCCCGAGGGCTTCAAGCTCTTGATGCGTCGTCGTTTGGAGAAGACCATGGAAGGCGACTTCGAGACTGACTCGATGCGCTACAAGGCCACTGAGCGTTACGACGTTGGTTTCACCGACCCACGCTGTGCTTATGGGACATCTGGCATCTGACGGGGACGTGTAAAACGGGGATGCGTTAAGCTCCGTTTTACTACCGGCTAAGGCTGTGGCGGGGGGCCTTAAACCCCCGCTGCCTAATTCTTTAACACGGTCAAACTTTTCAAGGAGCAGACCATGCCTTCATTCGCAGACGACCTATTCTTAGGCCCGGCCCAGACATACATGGGCACCGGCCAGACTCAAACCGAAGGCACTTTTGCCGGTTCGATTACCACTACTACGATGACCATCACGCAAGTGCTCTCTGGTGAGCCCTTGGTGTTAGGCCAGTATGTCAGTGGAACCGGCATTACCGCAGGCTCATACATCACTGCTTTTGTCAGCGGTTCGGGCGGCGTGGGCACCTACACCGTCAGCGCGTCCTCTTCGGCCACTGGTGCGATCACGATCACGTCCTCCGGTGATGGTGGCTACGGTGACCCGTCCCCCATGGACTTGGGCGTTGGTCCTCTGGGCCGCGTGTACATCTGGGATTGCATACCGCAGACACTGCAAGCGGCCAACATCGCCGCATCGCAGACCCCTGCTGCCGCTGGCGCGCTGACGCTGACTGCTGGCACATCGGCCAAGTCGGTTGTTCGCTCTGACGGCACCACCGTGATCCAGTTGAACACGCCCCGCGCTGTGTCCATCACCTTGGTCACCGGCGGTACCGCCCGTGCCTACACCGTGGCTGGGTACGACTACTTCGGACAAGCCATGAGTGAAGTGATCACCACGGTCGCTGCTGCCACTACCCCCGGCAAGAAAGCCTTCTACCAGATCGCTTCGGTGACCGGTGCAGGTGGCGGCTCTACCACCGCAGTGACGGTCGGTACCACTGACGTGCTCGGCCTGCCCGTGCGCTGCATGGACGCTGGCTACGTCGTCAAGGTAGGCTGGAATAACGCCATCCTGCAGAATGCTGGTACCTTCGTGGCTGCCGACATGACGGCCCCTGCTACCTCAAGCACCGGCGACGTTCGCGGAACCTTTACGCCCACCACTGCCTCGGACGGCATCAAGCGCTTGGTCATGACCATCGCCCTGCCCGGCATCGCAGTCGGCCCCAACGCTACCCGCACCGGCGCTCTCGGTGTGACCCAAGCATAAGGAGTAAATCATGGGCCAATTTAAACCAATGGTGAAGATGGAGACCACCGAGCCATCGGTGATCCTGAAACTGAAAAAAGGTGGCCACGTCGCAGCCCACAAGGATGCTGACGGCCACACCAACATGAAGGGCGCCTCTTTCAAGGCCAAGTACGCCGAGGAAGCTGCTGAGGGTGAGTCCCCCAAGAAGCCTTCGATGTCGGACCGCCGCAAGGCGATGTCCGGCTCCATGCTGAACTCCAAAAAGGGCGGCAAGGCGGTCAAGAAGGCCATGGGCGGCATGATGGGCGCACCAGCGATGGCCGCGCCCATGGCAGCCCCTGCGGCCCCTATGGACCCCCGCAAGGCGGCCATGCTCAAGGCCATGATGGCCCGCAAGGCTATGGGCGCCCCTGCGGCCCCCATGGCTGCACCTGCGGCCCCCGGCATGCCTGCCATGAAAAAGGGCGGCAAAGCCAGCGACAAGTCCCAAGACAAGGCCATGATCATGAAGGCCTTCAAGGAGCACGACGCGCAGGAGCACAAGGGCGGCAAGGGCACCAAGCTCAAGCTGTCCACCGGCGGCCTGACCAACCCCATGAAAAAAGGCGGCAAGGTCTCCGGCGCGGCTATTGACGCGGCTGAGACTAAGACGACCATCGAGGGCAATGCGGGCAAGTTTGCGAAGACCAAGATGGAAAGCAAGAAGACCGATCCCGGTTACGAGCGCTACGCAGCAGGTGGCACCATTGAGGGCAACGAAGGCAAGTTTGCGAAGACCAAGATGGAAAGCAAGAAGACCGACCCCGGCTACCAGCGTTATGCTACCGGCGGTGTTGTGAATGGCATGGCTACCGGCGGCCTTACCAACCCGATGAAAAAAGGTGGTAGCGTTGATTGGGAAAATCGCCCAGCCAATACTGCCGATCATTTTGATCCGGCGTATGGTACCGGCGGTGTCCGCGATGGCAACGCTGGTGGCTACAAAAAAGGCGGTGCAACAAAAAAGCACTTTGCCACGGGGGGCGCAGTTGATACTGGCCGTGCCGTGGCAATGCCCAAGCACTTTGTTTCGCAACCGGTGAGCAACACCCGCCAATCTGGTACCTTCAAAAAGGGCGGTAAGGTGGTGCACAAGGCGGCTGGTGGAATGGAATTCTCCCCAGACCAAGATATGGGCAATGTGACGCCCGAGGACGTGAAGTACGGAAAGCAACGTGCCCAACAATCCTCGGCGATTGACAAGTTGCTGGGGCGCGCCTCTACCGCAGGAGCGGGCCGGGGCGTGGTAAACCCACCCCTTGTTCGCAAGCAAGGCGGACGCGCTTAACGGTAACAAGTAAGGGGCTTAAAATGCCCCTTACTTTTAATTGGAGAATTTTATGGGTACCTACTCTTCCGTCACGCGCGTCGGCGCTTACGAACCTTTTGACTTACAAGTACCGCGAGGACAAATCTCCGGGCATGAGGTATTCAACGTCTTTGGCTACGCAACGGCTGTTAGCACTAGCTATGTAGCGGTATGGGAAAACAACGCAGCTTATGTGTTCCCTACTGTTGCTTCAACCATGCTGGTGACAAGTAGTTCCGCTTCGGATACTGCGGTTACCGTCCTGATCAGTGGTTTGGATATAAATTACGCACGAATTAGCGAATTGGTTACTTTAACGGGTACGTCTGCAGTTACGACCACCAATTCTTATTTTCGTATTAATAGCGTAGTAACTACGGCGGGTAATGCCGTGGGCACGGTGTACGTTAAAGATGCTGGTGGGGTAACTTACGCGCAGATTACCATCGGTTCTGGCCGTACAAATATGTCGGTATTTACGGTTCCTGCAGGGTATACCGCGTACTTATACCAAATAGATGCTTGGTCCTCTACGTCCGTTACATCTGGCGTGTATGCCACCTTTCGGTCATTGTCCACAAGTTCTACTGGCGTAAATAACGTGGTATTGAGCGTACCCTTTCTTAATTCATACAATGTAGCCCGACCTTTTCCGATTCCGCAGCTAGAAAAAACGGATCACCAATACCAGTGCAAATCCAGTGGCGCGGGTTTAGGAATTGGCGTACTAGCCATCGGTATCTTGATCAAGAACCCGGATTAAGCCATGCCACTGCTCAAATCAAAATCCGAAAAAGCGTTCAAGAAGAACATCGCCGTTGAAGTCAAGGCGGGCAAGCCCGTCAAGCAGGCGGTGGCAATCGCTTACAGCACCCGGCGCGCGACCCCCAAGCGGATGGCCGACGGTGGCATGGCAAGCCTTGGCGGCATGACCTCCAGCACGCCTAGCACGCCCGGCCAACAGCTTGGTACGCCCAATCCCCAAGTTGGTTTTGCACAGGGGGGCACTCAGCAGGGCTTGCCGCCTACCCCGCCGGTGCCTATGAACCCCGATGGATCGGGGCCCGCAAACGCCACCGGCTTCAAGAGGGGTGGGCACATCACCACCCGGCGCATGTCTACGGGTAGCACGTCCAAGAAATCATCCAACTGGTAAGGAAACAACATGGCGTACTCCGGCACCGTTGGCCAGACAGTAATATCCGTCCAAACGCTCATCGACCACGGTGCCCGGCGTTGCGGTAAGTTGGCCGAAGAGCTCGCGGTTGAGCAGGTCCAGTCGGCCAAGGAGTCGCTGTTTTTCTTCCTGTCTAACTTGGCCAACCTTGGCATCAACTACTGGGCCATCAACAAGGACGTGATCGGCCTCAACGCAAACCAGTACATCTACACCCTGCCCGTGGGCGCCATTGACGCCCTGAACGTGCTCTACCGGCAGATGTACCAGCCCACCGGCACGTACACCTCCTCTGCGGGCGGTATTGCCCAAGCGGCAGCCGACGACAACATCCTGACGTACTGCCTGCAGACCTCGGCCAACGGCAACGTCGCGGTGGATTACGGCACCAACAACGCGCAGTACATCGGCTCGGTGGGCATCATGCCCTACCTTGCCAGTGGTGGCAGCGCGGTGTGGAGCTATGTCTTGGAATACTCGTTGGACGGTTCCACGTGGAGCACGTTGTACACCGGGACCAGCGTCACCGTTACGGACCAGCAGTGGATATGGACCGACATTGACCCCGGCCAGAACGTCCGCTTCTACCGCATGCGCGCCACCGGCGGCACCACGCTGGGCCTGCGCGAGCTGTACTTCGGCAACGCCTCGCGCGAGATCACCATGTCCCGCCTGAACCGCGACGACTACACCAACCTGCCCAACAAGAACTTTACGGCCAACCAGCCCTTCCAGTTCTGGTTCAACCGCACCATTCCCCAGCCCGAGCTGTACCTGTGGCCGGTACCCGATAACTACTTCGTGCAGATGACGGTGTGGTACTCACGCCAGATCATGGACGTGGGCGCCCTGAATGGCCAGCTGGAGATTCCCCAGCGCTGGTACGAGGCCGTGCTAATGAACTTGTCCCACCGGATGAGCTTGGAGCTGCCCGGCGTGCCATTGGACCGCGTTGCGTACCTTGAGAAAATGGCCGCGCAGTACCTGAATGACGCGGAAAGCGAAGAACGTGATAAAAGTCCAATAATGCTGAGCCCGAATATAAGTGTTTACACAAGATGAATCATTACACTTATGCTCATCAAAAGCCTGATGGCAAAATCTTTTACATCGGTAAAGGGTCGCATAAGCGCGCCCACTCAAGTGTTGGACGAAATTCTATATGGCAGCGCACCGTTAAAAAATACGGCGGATTTTCGGTTTTGATACTTGCCGGTTGGCCTACCGAAAAAGAAGCGTTTGAACACGAAATTTTTCTAATAGATACTTTTCGGGGCATGGGATACGCGTTAGCGAACATTGCGGCGGGGGGAGAGGGCTCTACCGGTTTTCGCCATACCGAAGCACATAAAGCGTCTTTGACAGAACGTATGCTGCGCGAAAATCCCATGAACAATCTCGGTGTTCGCGAGAAACAATTGGCCAATTTAAAAATAGCGATGCGACGACCCGAAGTGCGCAAACATCAAAGTGTTGTGCGAAAAGGCGTTGCGCTTCCAGCAAGTCATGTTTCGAGCCTAAAGCTGTGTCATCCTATGCGTGCTTGCGTAATTAACGGCGTGGAGTACATTTCGCTAATGGAAGCCTCCCGCATCCTTAAAATACGGCACGGAACTCTGCATCGCTGGCTTAATAACCCCGGTGTAGTCCACACCGCACGCTTTGCGCATATCGTCGAATGTCGTTGGAGGACTTCCTGATGCCAAAATTCCTCGACACTCTTGGTGGCTCAGACATCGCCATATTTATCTGCGACCGCTGCCGTCTCAAAAGGCCGCACGCCGAGGCGCGTAATGACCCAAACTTTCCGGGCCTGCTGGTGTGCGGCCAAGGTTGCGCGGATGAGCTAGACCCCTACCGACTGGCGGCGCGCCCCACGGAAAAGATCACGATCCGGTTCCCCCGGCCTGATGTAAGCGTAGCAGTCACGGAGGCTGATCTGGTGACCAACGGGTATAGTTCGTCCATCCTTTCGACCCAAGGCAACACCCAGAATCCTGAAAACAATGGGAACTCGGACAGCCTAGCACCCCTACCCTAATATGGCATCCACCCAAGTATCCTTTCTGGACCTAATGCCTGCAGGCCCGATAACGGGTACCGAGGTGGTGGCCATTGTCCAAAATGGGTGGTCGGTCAAGACAACTACTGCCGCGTTGGCTGGCTCGCCTGTGCAAACACAGAGCTTCCTGACGGTAAACAACGAGCCCTCGTTAAACAACAGCCGCCAGTTGGCCGTTGGCGCTGGTATGAGCCTTGCCGATGGTGGCATACAGGCCGCACTGCAGATCAACCTGACCGGCGCCCTGACCAACCTGAATGGGCTGGGCACGGGCATCATGGTCAAGACTGGCGTGTCAACCATGGCTCCTGTGACGCTCACAACGAGCGGCAGCGGCCTGTCCGTGGCCAATGGCGACGGCACAGCGGGTAACCCCACCTTCCAGCTCACCGGGTTGCCTGCGGCCCTTGCGGCGTCCTCTGGCACGGGCATGCTGGCCATCGTTGGTGGGGCGACCATAGCCAATCGCACGCTGACCGGTACCACGGATCAGATCGCAGTCACCGATGGCAATGGCTCCAACAACCCAACCTTTGGGCTGGCCAGCAACCCGATCATTCCGGGCGTGGCGGGCTTGACACTGCCCGTGGGCGCTACCGCAGACCGCTCTGTGTCCGCTGGCGTGGGCACAATCCGGTACAACACCAGCTCCAGCGCCTTTGAGGGGTATACCTCAACCGGCTGGGGCATCATTGTCGCTGGGGCGGCGGTAACTAGCTTTAGCGCAGGCACCACGGGCTTGACCCCCAGCACGGCCAGCACCGGCGCTGTTGTGCTGGGCGGTACGCTCAACGTGGCTAACGGCGGCACAGGCACGGCTACGCCAGCTTTGGTGGCCGGTACGAATGTCACCATCAGCGGTACATGGCCAAACCAGACGATCAGTTCGTCCAACCCCGGTGGGACAGTGACGAGCGTCACAGGAACGGCCCCAGTTGTATCGTCGGGGGGAACAACCCCGGCAATCAGCATGGCCGCCGCTACCACCTCGGTGAACGGCTACCTGACCAGCACGGACTGGACCACCTTCAACAACAAGCAGCCCGCAGGCACCTACGTCAACTCGGTGAGCGGCACCACTGGACGGATCACGTCCACGGGCGGCGTGACGCCGGTCATTGACTTGGCCAGCGGCGTGGCTACGGCCGGGACCACGGGCTCGGCCACGCTGATCCCCGTGGTGACCATCGACACCTATGGCCGGGTGACCAGCATCACCACTGCAGCCAACCCCCAAGGCACGGTCACATCGGTGACGGGTACGGCCCCCGTGGTGTCATCCGGAGGAGCTACGCCAGCGATCAGTATGGCTGCGGCCACCACCTCGGTTAACGGTTACCTGACATCAACGGATTGGACTACCTTCAACAACAAAGGTTCCGGATCAGTCACCAGCGTTGGCTTTACAGGTGGCTTGATTACGGTAGCCACGGCTACCACCACGCCCGCGCTGACGGTAGCGGGAACCAGCGGCGGTCTTGTCTACTTCTCAAGCGCGTCAACATGGGCGTCTTCTGCTGCGCTCACCCAATATGGGGTTGTCTATGGTGGTGGCGCAGGCGCCACGCCCGTAGCCACGGCGGCAGGCACTACAGGCCAAGTGCTGACGGCCACGACCAGTGGAGCTCCTACTTGGGCAGCGCCAGCAACAAGCGGAACGGTCACTTCGGTAGCACAGTCATTCACCGGCGGATTGATTTCTGTGGCGGGCTCTCCCATCACCTCCAGCGGTACGTTGGCGTTGACAGTAGCTGGTACATCCGGGGGCATACCCTACTTCAGCAGTGCGACCACATGGGCCACCAGCGCGGCGCTTGCGGCGAATGCGCTTGTGATCGGTGGCGGCGCTGCTGTTGCCCCCAGCACGATCACCACGGGCACGGGCGTTGTGACGGCCTTGGGCGTCGCCGTGGGCACTGCCGGGGCGTTTGTGGTCAACGGCGGCGTCTTGGGCACCCCAAGCAGCGGCACGGTCACCAACCTGACCGGCACGGCATCGATCAACATCAACGGCACGGTTGGGGCAACCACGGCCAACACGGGCGCGTTCACTACGGTATCGGCGACGGGGGTCATCACCTCGACGGTGGCTACCGGGACGGCACCTTTTACGGTTGCCAGTACCACGCAGGTGGCGAACCTGAACGCCGCCACGGCGGGCACAGCGACGAACGCAACGAACACGGGCATCACGGCGGCATCTACAGGGGCAACGAACTACTTGACGTTTGTCACGGCGACTACCGGTAACCTTCCACAGTTGGTAAACTCGGGCATCACTTGCAACGCGGTAAACGGCACCATCACCGGTGGCGTTTCCGGCGGAACTTTTTAAGGAAACATCATGGCGGCTACGGGCTACACTCCAATCTCGCTGTACTACAGCGCCACAACGACCAATGTACCTTTGGCGGCTAACCTTGTCGCCGGTGAGCTGGCGATCAATACCGCTGACGGAAAGCTGTTCTATAAAGACTCCAGCAACGTAGTTCAGATTTTGGGCACCAAGGGCGGCGTGGGCACGAGCTCAACCACACAGGTGCTATACAACAGCAGCGGCTTGGTAGTGGGATCGGCCAACTTGACCTTTGATGGCACCAAGCTGACGGTCGGAAATATCTTGGACACGGGCCTTACAGCAAGCCAAGCCGTGTTCACGGACGCCAGTAAGAATCTGGTAAGCAACGCCATCACAGGTACGGGCAACGTGGTCATGTCCACATCCCCCACGCTAACCACCAGCCTGATTACCGGCTCCACCAGTTTTGACCTGTTGAACACCACGGCCACCACACTGAACATTGGCGGTGCGGCCACCACGATAGGCATCGGCGCGGCTACGGGTACGCTGACGGTGAGTAACACCACCCTTGCAGCCAAGGCAATCACAGCCTCCACCACGCTAGGCGTCACGGGCGTATCCACACTGACTGGGGCAGTTACTGCACAAGGACTCACCGTAGGTAAAGGTGCAAGTGCTGTCGCTACCAATTCTGCGTTTGGCGTTAGTGCTTTGGCGGCAAATACATCGGGCGCAAACAACACCGCTGTAGGGTATCAGGCGGGGTATGCAAATACAACTGGAGCAAGTAATGTAGCAATGGGCCTTCAAGCCCTCTACTCCAACACCACAGGCAACAACCAGTCGGCGTTTGGTTACCAAGCCTTGTTTACCTCCAACCGCACGTCAGATAACAACGCTGGCAACTCTGCGTTTGGATACCAATCTGCGTATGCAACTACAACAGGCCAGTACAACTCTGCTTTTGGTTGGGCTTCATTGACGGGTAACACCACGGGCGACAACAACGTAGCTGTTGGTATGTGGTCATTAAAGTCAAACACCACAGGTTCTACTAATACGGCTATTGGCCGAGAATCCCTCCAAGCCAACACCACCGCATCCAACAACACCGCTGTGGGGTATCAGGCTGGGTACTCGAATACTACTGGTACGGCAAACGTAGCCTTGGGTTATCAAGCTGGGTACACAAACACCACTGGCGGAAGTTTGGTTGCTATTGGTTACAAGGCGGGATACACACTCAATAATGCTAATGCGGATGTTGGAGCCACTACTCTTGTTGGGCGTGAAGCTGGAACAGCACTAACCACGGGTGTTGACAATACGTTTATCGGTTATGCGGGTATTACCAATACTACGGGTTCAGCAAACACGGCGGTCGGCTCTATGGCCCTTCGCTCCAACACCACCGCCTCCAATAACACCGCTGTGGGGTATCAGGCTGGGTATTCAAACACCACGGGTGCGTTCCACACGTTTCTTGGATACCTAGCTGGTTACGGTAACACCACTGGTGCAAATAACGTCTTTGTTGGATACCACACGGGTTATACCGGAAGCACCAGCAACTACAACACTGCTGTTGGCGTGGAGTCAATGTACCTATTGACTACAGGTTCATCGAATTCCGCACTCGGAATAAACGCGCTGTACACAAATACCACGGGTTCTCAAAACGTGGCTGTTGGTTATGGTGCAATGTTCTCAAGTACAACCGCTGGTAACAATGTGGCTGTAGGTTGGCAAGCAGGGTACTTTACAACTACAGGCGCAAACAACACCGCCATTGGAACAAGTGCCCTCCAAGCCAACACCACCGCATCCAACAACACTGCTGTAGGTTATCAAGCCGCATACACAAATACAACTGGTACATATAGCACTGCAATGGGTACGCAAGCGTTATATAGCCAAACAACTGCGTTATCAAACACTGCGTTTGGTTTTAACTCAATGTACACAACCAGCACTGGTGCTGAAAACTCAGCGGTTGGCGTGGACTCGTTAAAATTAAATACAACAGGAAGTTATAACACTGCTATGGGCAAAGAAGCCCTCCGAGGTAACACCGTCGCATCCAACAACACTGCTGTAGGGTATCAGGCTGGGTACAGTAATACTACTGGCTCAGTAACTGCGGTGGGTTATCAGGCTTTATATGGAAACGTAACAGGCACTCGGTTGGTTGCAATGGGGTACACAGCGGGTGTTTCCAACACAGGTAGCTACAACACATTTATTGGTGCATATGCGGCTGCCTCTAATACTTCCGGTGAGCAAAATTCTTATTTTGGAGACTATGCTGGCAACCAAACCACAGGTAGCTTCAACACCTTTATTGGAAAATCCGCAGGACAAACTTCAACTACTGGGGCATACAACACATTCCTCGGAACAAACTCGGGTGCGTATGTAACTACCGGCTCCAAGAACGTCATCATCGGTTCTTATCAAGGCTCCGCTGCCCCCATATCCGCTACTGGCAATAACTACATCGTACTGAGTGACGGTGATGGTAATGTGCGCCAGTATTTCAATGGTTCAATTGCCATATTCAACGGCACTATTTCCCCTGTGCAAGCAACTACCGCAGCAGCGCCAGCCTATGTCAAAGGGGCCATGTACTTTGATACTACCCTCAACAAGCTACGCATTGGCGGTGCAACTGCTTGGGAAACCGTAACTTCTGTTTAACTAAGGAACCACCATGACAACCTTCACCACCACCGTCCAAACCATGTACACCCTGCCCCAAGTCGATGGGCAGACCGATGTAGTCGTCACCGTACAGTACGATGTCAGAGGAACCGACGGCGTTTACACCGCTAACATCGGTCTGTCTGAGCAGTACACCATCGCACAGGGCAGCAGCTTCACCCCCTACGCAGACCTCACGGAAGCCCAAGTCATTGCATGGATTCCAGAGTCCGCATTGTCAAGCGCCCAATCGTGCGTACAAGGCCAAATCGACAGCATGATTAACCCACCTGTCAGCCCGACAGCCCAAGCCCTGCCTTGGTCCG